AGGATTAGTTGAGGTATAACCAGTACCTGGATTAGTAATAGCAATACTTACAATATTACCACCACTAATAGCAGCAGTACCAATAAATTCAATATTAGGTGCTCCTGTACTTAGTGTCTGAACCCCTACATTAACTATTGTCTGAATACCAGTTCTATACCCTGATCCACTGTTTCCTATGCTTACAGAACTAATAGTACCTAATCCAGAAACAACAGCAGTACCACCTGCAGATACTAATGGTTGATAACCTAAACCTTCTGTAGAACCAACAGAAACAATAACACCCCCTAAAGGTACATTAGAACTATTAGGATCATATGATACTGAAGAAATAGATCCTGTAAATTGAACACTAGTAATTCCTGCACTTTCAATTAAAGTATAATCTCCAGGAACACTTACTGAACCAGTATATCTCTGAGGACCTTGAGGAACTTGATTGACTAATAAAATAGCATTATTTGTAGAAAATCCTGCAATATTACTCCCCTCTGATTGAAGAGTAAATTGTGTTGTCAATCCAGTAAAGTTACCAGAAATATCATCAAAAATATAATTCTTAGAATATGGTTCATCAGAACTATCAGTAATACCAGATCTCATGAATGATCTACCATTAAATGATGAATGAGTAGCAATACCAACCCAATCCCTTTCACTTGGTTCATTGGTCGTAGTTGATAATGGAGTTAATCCTACAGGGGCAGTGAAGAAGTTAACAGTACTATCTACAATATTATAGTTTCCATCTACTTTAGTGATTAAAGTTCCATTAGTATAGGAATCAACTTCTGTTCCCATCCAAGGTCTAGTTACAAGTAATCTATTAGTAGCACCCAATCCAACAGAATCTACCTTCATAATTTCGCTACCAATCTTCAGTAGATCGCCACCAGTAATAGAAGTAATTCCAGAAATAACTATAGTATCCGCAGTTGAAGAAACATCAGCACTAATAGTAGTAGTTACTGAGGTAGCAACTATTGGAGATTGAACTACATTATCAATACTTAATATGCATCTTGAGTTTTGCTTGGTAGAAGTAAATGAATGAGAAGTACCAACACCAACAGCAGTAATATCAAGATAAGTAGGACTTGTCTTTAATGCATTTTCAGCAGAAGATGCAAGTCTAAGAGTAGAGTCATCCACCTTAACAGCATAAACTGTAGAAGGTAATTTATCAGTACTTCCATATCCAGCAATAGTCTGAGTAGTAATACCAATTGAGGAAGTAGTTCCTGAACCAGTATATCTGTAAGATAACTGCTCTCCAGTAACAAAATAATGATCAGGTATTCTAACTGTATCTTCATCCAAACTAACAACAGTAGTAGCACTTCCTACAAAGTTTCTCTTGAAGATTGGCAGTTGTCTATGCTTAAGTTCAAATGCTCTCTTAACATCAGTCTCAGTAGCAGTATAAGCACCATATCCAGTATCAATAGTAGCATTAGTAAGATCTATTTCAGTTATTGTACTATTTTCATCAACTAGTCTCAAAGCAGCTTGGAATACTCTAACCTGAACATTAGCACTTGCTATTGGTGTGAATCTCAACATTGTGTCAGTAGCACCAATGTGAGCACTAAAATCACCAAGATTGGTTACAGTTTGGTTAATAGCATACTCTGTCAAATATGCAGTAGTACCATCATCTACTAATATTACTTCAGATATTTGATAATGACTATTAGTGGTATCTTCTACACATACAACATAATACGCACCATTATAAGTTTCCGTCTCATATTGTGCTACTGTAGTAGCAGATGGAGAACCACTAGAAGATATAGCAGTATATCTAGAATCTAATTGGGATGTATTTAATGCAGTAGTTCCTACTCCAGCAGATGAAGCATTTCCAAAGTCAACATGAAGAGTATTAGCGACATACGTACTTGCAGTAGATACTGTAGGATGGAGATCTAAATGAACTCTTGAATCAGCAATATAAGCACTATAAGTACCAAGTCCTGGAGTACCAGAATCATCCAGCATTTCAGTTGTTATTTGTCCATATTCTACAAGATCTACATTAGTTCCATCATGTACTAAAGTTATTTCTTCATGCTCAAAATAAGATTTGTCACTAGCAGCATATGATATTAAAACCTTAGACCCTCTGTAAGTGGTAGCAAATGAGACAATATTATGTTGTGTAGTAATTCCTAAAGGTATAGTTGTAGTACTGCTTACAATATTAACAATACCACCAAGTCCAGTAGATGCTACTCCTACTACACTATCAGAAATATTAAATGCAACGTTAGAAACATCATAATTATTATATTTAAATTTCTTAGGATAGAATAAAAGTCTTGCATCATCTCCAGAAATATCCAAATCAAATGAACCCAAATCATTACCATATTCTCCAGCATCAGTTGGAGTTTCAACTCTACCATATTGATTTAAATAGATATTTCCAATATCATCATGTAAAGTAGAAACTATCATTAATTGTCTCTCTTTAGTAAATCTCTTATCTCTAATAAATGCAAGATACTTTTTAGATCTTATATTTGCTAAATTAAAAGTATCAACTGCCATAAATGCATCTGTCCTTGCATTATCATTAAACTCTCCACTAATATCATCTATAGTCAATACTCTATTACCAATAGACTCACTATAATCTTGAAGAATTCTAGATTCAAAAACAACTTCATCAGAAATAACATTAGAATTAATTGTTAAAGTTTTTTCTCTAACAAGATCAAAATCAAATATTGTATTCATATCCATAATGGATATTAAATCATTAATAACTTCGAACTTAGTTTCGCTTTGAACAGTAGAAATTCCTACATCTTCTTCATTTTTAAGAATTAAATCGCTAAATTTCTTAAATCCTGCTGTATGATTTAAAGAAGATACTGGCTCTTTCCATTTTTCATATTCGCATTCTGATTTTAAAGAATATGAGAAATATTGATAATAATCACTATCAAAAACTCTTTGAAGACTATCATTTAAAAATCCGCTATTATTCTTAAAACCTTCCTCTACAATAGAAGATGCTCCAATATCATATAAAGAATCATCAACTAAAACTTCTGTTATAGTTCCTCTAGTGCCTGAAGATTTGCCTACAAGGAAATCTCCTATTTCAAAATTTTGTCTAGATGATACTCTTAAATATCCATAAAAATTATTCCAAGATTGTAAAGATCCTTTCTTAGAACCAGAAACTACATCTTCGCCTTTTTCAAATTCATCAACTTTTAATTTAATATCAAAAATTGGAAAATCTTTTTCAGCAACAATCTTAGCAGAAGAAAGATTGGATTGGAATGTGCCTGGCACTTCTCCATCAGCAATAATATTAGATAAACTATATCTAACAGTTCCAAGAGTTCCTCCAATATTAGGATCTGTTGCTAAAATTTCAAATAAAGTATAATCATAATTTTCACTATTATATCCTTTACCAGTGCTTCCTAAACCAACACTTACACCTTCAATCATTACCTTTTTACCCACTTCAAATGGATAATCAGCAGCATTACTAAAACTAGCTCCAATAGTTAAAGTTACATTTTTATTTCCCTCATCATAATCAATACTATTAATAGTAATTCCATTAGAATTGCTTGTAGGAATTATAATAGGAGTAACATTATTCAAAGTCTTAGTATTTTTCAAAATACTAACTTGAGTATCGCCCAATTCATAATCCAATTCAACATCACTAACTTTCTTTTTAGTTAATCCATCTAGAAGAACCAAACCAGGAGATTCTAGATAATTTTTACCAACAGAAGTAATTCCAATAGTACCTAGAGAAGTAAGTAAATCTAATTTAATTAATTGAGGTACATTAGCTTCAGGTCTAAGAGTTTTATCTACTGAATAATCAAATCCAATATCTTCAATTACATTTTTACTTATTCTACCTATACTAGAACCTTTAGTTTCTAAAATTGCATTATTTCCTTTATCTGATATTATAGTGCTAATTCCAGGTAATGTTTTATACTCATATCCTCTATGTTCAAGGTGAATCTTAAATATAGGTCCTTCAACATTTCTAGAATTAGTAACATACGAGAACAAACCATCAGAAGAAGTATATTCTAATTTTTGAGGAATATTAAAAGGTACAAATGAGAATGTAGTAGATCCTACTCCAACTAAATTATGAGCTCCTGTTAGTGGATTATCTAATAAAGTAGCAGAATTAGAATTATCAATATTATCAACATCCCTAATTATCCCAGTCTTAACCGCAGTATTTCCACTAAGACTTGTTGGAATTAAATTATAATATAATGGTTTATCAATTTCGCTTACATTCTTAACTGTAAGATTTGCATTTGCATCTATACCAATACTTCCAGAACTAACCACATTAAAGTCATCAGTTTCTCCAGAAGTAAAGAATGAATTATTAAGATTTGAATCAGTATAAAGTCTAAAATCAAAAGCACTATAAGAAACTCCACCATCACTAAATGATAAAGAAGAATCTGATAAATCAAAATATAATTTTAAATTTTTCTCTAGTTTTATTGGAGGATTTATAGGAGAAATAGTACCCGCAGATGCACTAGTAATATTAATTACTTTAGGATCTAAATGTATAGCATCATAATAATTATTAGATAATTTTATAGTATTTTTATCTACTACTGAAACATAATAGATTCTATTATCCACAAGTCCACCAGAAGAGGTAGTAGCAGTATGAATAACTTTTCTTCCATTATCATAATTATGTCTAGGTATGGTAATAGTGTTATTATTAATATTAACATCACCAGAAGCAAATGTTCTAGGATCTATTACTAATCTTCTATTATAATCATTATATGCTACTTTTATAGTAGTAGTTATTCCTGGTTGAACAGTTAAAAGAACATCATCTTTTACTTTAAGACCATGAGTAGAAGCAGTAGATACTGTAACTAAAGATCTACTTATAGTACCAGTTAAAGTATTTTCAAAGTTAGTCTTAAGACTATGATACACTCCAGTACCTACACCAATAAAGTATAGAGTTGATGCTGTAGTGGTACTATTAATTCCTACAAAAGTACCTGTAGATCC